CACCCACGGCGGCGGCAACTACAAGCTCGACGCCCAGAAAGACCTCCTGATCCGGGCGTGGAATCCGCACCCTCGCCGCCATGATGCTGCTGACTCGACGGTGCGGGCGATCCTGCCGGTGCTGCGTGAGCTGGAGCAGTGCACCAAGCGGGTGTTCGCCGAGCTTGACTCGCGTCTGGCCGGTGCCGGGATTCTGCTGCTGCCGGACAACATCGACTTCCCGCGCCAGCCGAACGAGAACCCGGGCGTGGTGCAGCCGACCGGCGTGGAGGGGTTCGCGCAGCTGCTTCAGAAGACGATGGCGACGTCGATGCAGCAGCGGGACAACGCTGCCGCGATTGTGCCGATCATCTTGCAGGTGGCGACCGAGGCCCTCGACAAGATCAAACACTTGACGTTCGATTCGTCGATCTCAGAGCACATCTCCACGATGCGCAAAGACGCCGTGACCCGAATGGCGATGTCCCTGGACATCCCGCCCGAGGTGCTGACCGGCATGGGCGGGTCGAACCACTGGTCGTCGTGGCAGATCGAAGAGTCCTCGATCAAGATCCACATCGAGCCTCTGCTCATCCAGCTTGCCGACGCCCTCAACATCGGCTACTTCCAGCCCGCCCTCAAGGCCGCAGGCGTACAGAACCCGGAGAAGAAGACTCTCTGGTTCGACATCGCCGCCCTCACCGTCCGCCCCAACCGTTCCGACCAGGCCCTCCAGTTCGCCGAGAAGGAGTACATCTCCGCGAAGGCGGCCCGCGACAACGGCGCGTTCTCCGACGACGACGCCCCCGACGCGAAGGAGTTGCAATACAACCTGGTCAAGGCCCTGGTGCTGGCCCAGCCCGCCTACGCAGGCGACCCCGAGGTGCAGAAGATCCTCGGCCTGCCCACCATCAACCTCCCCGCGCCCCCGGCCGCGCCGCCTGCCGAGGAGTCGCTGATGCCCGGCGATCCCGGCTATGACGAGGCGGGGGCCGAACCCGCAGACGTCGGCGCGCGTGGCCTGCCCCAGTTCCCGTCCGTCCAGGACGCCGAGCAGGGGAAGGTGGGCGGTAAGCAGAAGCTGAGCCAGCTGGCCGCGTCGGTGCGCGCGGAGGACTCCAGCCTGTTCTTCGCCGCCGATGCTGCTGTGCGCCGGGCGTTGGAGTTGGCCGGTGGCCGCCTGGTGCCGGGCCCGCAGCGCACCCGCTATTCGGTGGCGAAGCATGAGCTGCACACCCAGGTTGTTCCGCAGAAGGACCGTGTGCCCGCCCTGCTGGCCGGTGCGTGGACGCACGTGCGGGAGCAGGCTCCTGCCATGGGTGTCGACCCTGACGCGCTGGAGGAGCTTCTGGGCGGCTACTGCACGGAGCTGCTGACGCGAGGGCTTGCCCATGAGCCGGGTCAGCTCAAGTACGCGTTGAACGCGGCCCGGGGAGACCTCGCGCCATGAGGGGCTACACGTCGTTCGGGCCGGGCGGCATCCAGGTCGTGTACGTGCCGGGCGATGATGAACGCACCGTAGCGGAGAAAGCCGCAAAAAGGGTTACTCGCGAGTACGGGTGCGGAAATCACCGGGCCAACACCCCAAGTTGGCTACAGAACGTGAAGCTGACCGACTGGGACGCACACGGAATCTGGGCCGTCATCGTCGCGCTCGCCCTCGGCCTCATCGTCGACGGCGTCACGCTGCTACTCATCTCGGGAGCGTTCCGATGACCCCGGAGACCGCCGCCAAGGCATTCGCCTTCGCGGCAGCGCTCGGCAAGCTGAAGGCCAAGCAGGAACAGGGCCTGCCCGCCGAACTGGACGCCGAAGAGGTCGACGGCATCATCTGGGGCATCAAGCAACTACGAGGAGCGGTCAATGACTCAGCCAAACCTGCCTGACGAGGCAGCGCAGAAGCAGGCCGCCCTGGAGGTGTTCGCCCAGTACGAGCCCCCCCTCTACGAGGCGTACCTGGAGATGATGCTGGAGTGGCTGGCCGCCGTGAAGGCGGCCATGTTCGCTGGTGGCATCGCCTCCCTCGGCCTGATGCCCGACCCGATGACGGTGTTCTCCCAGACCCCCAAGTGGAACGAGCTGACCGCCGACTACTCCGAGACCGTCGCCCGTGAGGTGCTGTCCGCCCCGTACAAGGATCTGTTCGCCGACGGAACCCTGTTCCAGTCGCGGCCGTTCGTTCGGAACTGGATCGCCACCCGCGAGAACCGGCTGCGCGCCGTCCCCGCCGAGGTGTTCGGGCTCGTCTCCCACATCATCGACAAGGCCACCACCAACGGGGCCAGCATCCCCGACGCCACCGCCCAGATCGAAGAGCTGTTCTCCGCGACCGGCATGAAGACCTGGAAGAACCGGGCCCGCACCGTTGCACGTACGGAGGTCGTCGGCGCTTACAACGGTGGGCTGTACGACGCGTTCTCCATGATCGCCGCGAACGACCCGGAAACGGCGTGGGTGAAACGGTGGCTCGCCACCGAGGACCAGCGCACCCGCCCCGACCATGTGGAAGCGGACGGGCAGGCTGTCCCGTTCGGCCAGCCGTTCGACGTCGGCGGGTTCGCCATGATGTACCCGCATGACCCTGAAGGTCCGGCCAAGGAAGTCATCAACTGCCGGTGCACGATGCTGATGGAAGTCGAGGGCGATCCGACCGACATGGAGAACCGGGGCTACTTGAAGGCTGCTGCCGCGCCGAGGTCGAAGACGCTTCAGGCCCTCGCCGCCCGGCAGGACTCAAGATCAAAAACGACGCCGGAGAAGAGCGGCTACGAGCCCTTCGTCGATCCTGATCTTGTCTTCGACGTGACGAAGTGGCCCGCCCCCAAGCCCGTCCCCAACACCGTCCGGGCGTGGGACGCGAAACCGTCAGACGCGGGCGGTACTGTCCAGGACGACGCCCCCGCCCCGGCCAAGGAGAAGTAGTCGTGACGACGCTCGGCGACAGCCTCCGAGACGCCCACGACGCCTGCTCCCTCACTGCCTGCCTGAACCCGCTTCACCCCGGCCCCTGCAAAGGCTGGAAAGGCACCACTGAAGAAGCCTTCAAGCGGGTCACCAGCGGAGCCAAGAAAGGCATCCGCGCCTACAACACCGCCAAGACCGTCCGAGGCGCGGGCACCACCAAGAAGGCGCTCCTCTCCTACGTCAACGGCTCCGGCCCCATCAACCGGTCCCTGCGCGCCAGCAAAGGCGCAGGCTCCAACGACCCCCGCATCGTCGCCGAGATCGCCGCGATGGACCGGGCCATGGCCGCCTCCAAGCTCGATCACGCCATCACCGTCCAGCGTGCGGTCAGCCCGTCCGCGTTCGGCGGTAAGGACACCAACGTCGACCTCACCGGGGCCGAGTACTCCGACCACGCGTTCGGCTCCACCGGCACCGACCTGCGGCTCATCCTCAAGCACTTCTCCTCCACGAGCAGCGGCAAGAAGCCCCTCATCGCCGACATCACCGTCCCCAAGGGCATGGGTGCCATCCGCGTACCCCCCGGCCAGTGGGGCGATGAGAAGGAAATCCTCCTCGATCGGGGTGCGCACTATCGGGTTGTGAAGGACAACGGCTACATCACCACCCCCAAGGGGAAGTTCCGGCACATCACCCTGGAGGTTGTGCCCGGCGACAAGCCGAAGGTGAAGCAGGTCGACCTGGGCGACAAGAACCAGCAGCACCGAGATTCCGTGACGGCCAGCCTCACTCTCGCCGAGATGGCTGTGTGCCTCGACGGCCAGTTCTGCATGCAGACCCACAAGCCTGGCCTGTGCAAGGGTCAGAAGCGCGGGCAGACGGAGCCGGGCGCTGAGGACGAGACGAAGAAGAACCCGGCCCAGGTGGCGCAGACCGCCGTCAGCGGCCTGACGCAGGCCATTCAGCAGGCCGCCCAGGTCGCCGCCCAGAATCCGGGCAACCCGAAGCTCGCCGCCGCAGCCCGCCGGGCGATCGCCGGATACAAGAAGGCTCTCGCCCCGCACCAGCAGACGCTCAAAGACGCTGCACGTGCAAACGACACCGCCAAGCGCACGGGCGTCCGTGATGCCGCCGAGCAGGACCGCCTCGACAAGAAGGCCGCCAACGCCGCGAAGCGGGCCCAGAAGAAGAAGGAATCGCTGGGCAAGCGGGCGCAGGCCATCGTCGACCGCCGCAACGAACGCGTGAAGCTGGCGAAGATGTCACCCCACCAGCGGGCCGCCTACCACAAGGCGAAGGCCGCGAAGGCTGCCGCCAAGCGCAAGGCCGCCGAGGACAAGACGCTGAAGGAAGCAGGAAAGGCGTAGGCTCTGTCTATGCTGCGCAGACGGATCATCACCGGCCAAGAGCAGGACGTCCACACACCTTGGCGTCACCTCTACACCTGCTTCCAGCGCCCTGGCATGGCCAGGAAGGTGAAGACCAGCACGAACCGGCGGGAGCGGAACGAGGGCCGCCGCGCCATCCGGGAAGGCCGGTACGACGCGCTGTGACCCGGATGCTGGGCAAGTCGTACGCAGTATGGGCCCGGATCAAGCTGCCGAACGGTGGCGCGGTCTACGGCTTGGAGGTCCGGCCGAAGC